TACCTTGCTCAGTCCAAATAATTTGGTCTGAAGTAGATGGCATCTCCGCAGATACCATACGTAAAAAAGAACCGATAGATCTGTTTCCATATCTTTCAACTTCTTGTTCGTATACATCTGGTAAAAATTGTTGAGCCCACTGATTAAAACTTGAATCAGTGAAATCGATATAATTCCCGGAATATAATGCCTTAGTTTGTGTTGGTTGTAAGGCAGCGGGAACACCACTTGTAAAAGCCATAGTTTAAAATTTTTTAAATTAGTTATTTATTCCATTTTATGCGCAATTTATTGGAAGATTCAGATGCAACAACTTTAACAGGATTATTTGAAACGTTTCCAGAAGCAGAAGCATCTGCTCTAGGAGACATATTAATATTTTTTGATTCTTTAATGGACTGCTGTATGGCATCGGCACGGCCTTGCTCATAAAAATGACTGGCTATTTTATCAACATTTTCTGCTGCAAAAATTGCTTTATGATAACCTTGTGGGTTATGCATATTTCCATTATTATCTAAATATTTACCTAAAAAGTTAGAAATATCTGATTGGGTTTGTTTTACTTTTTTTGAATTTTCAACTTTATATCTGTATTTTTTGTCCCCGACTTTGAAATCAAAACCTTTAAACTCTTCACCAAAGACTTTGTTTGTTTTAGATATAAAACTTTTTTTGTTTTTTTCCGTTAATTCTTCTGTTTTAATTGCTTCGTTATAAAAGTCATACGCTTTTTTATATTCTTCAGGAACATTATTCTGTTTTCTTAACTTAAGATCAGTATAGTATTTTTCCTTTGAATTTTTAAAATGCGTTTGTGCTTTATATAATTCTTCTTTAAAAGCTAATTGTTTAGCTTTAATTTCTTGCGGTTCGTCTTCATCTTCTGAATATTGAAATTCTTTTTGCATGAGAAACGAAACATCCTCATTATCTAAATGAGGTTTTGTTGTTTTATAGTAATCATATATTAAAGCAGTAGCATCCATTTTAGAGTAATCTTTATTAAGACTAACATAGTCTTCTAAAGTTCCTCCCGTTTCATCCATAAATTCTACTAACTTTTGAATATTTTCAGGATATTCAATATTTTTATTTTCTTCTGTAGAAATTTCTTCTTCTTCTACAATATCTTCAATTGGTTCTGTTGGATCTTCTTTTACTTCTTCAGTAACAAGTTCAATTGGTGAATTTACTTCTTCTTCTTTATTTTCTTTTTTTTCACTTTGTTCGGAAGACTCTTTAGGCTTTTCTTCGTTTTTTTCTTGAACTTCTTGGCTAGCTTCGGATCCGTCGCGTACAGGTACCTCATTTGTGCTTTGCTCTTGAACGGCATCTTGTTTTTGTTTAGGGGGGTTGTCTAAGTTTACTTTATAAACCCCATCGTCTTGAAGACCATAATCAGGATTTACTTCTCCTTCTTTAACTGCGGTTTCTAAAACAGCAGCTTCTTTTTCTTGTGGTGAAGTTTCTTGTTTTTCTTCAACCGCTTTTACTTGTATTTCTTGTTCCATAATATATAATAAAATAATTAAATAATTTATCTGGGTTCAAACCTAGACATTTCAATTCCTCCAAGAACATCATTACCTTTTGATTCAAATGATTTTTTAGGTTTATTTATTTTAGGAGGTCCTGATATATCTTTTGATTTGTCAGACATTTCTTTTTGAGCATCAATTTCCATTTGTTTTAATTTTACATTTAAATCAAATTCAAATTGCATCAATTCTTTTTTAGTTTGTGCTTCAATTTCTAATTTTTTAATATCCATTTCACTTTCTGCTGTAGATATTTGTATTGTAGAATCTGCTTTTATTTGCTGTGCTTGTGCTTTAGCTTGTTCTATTTGTACTTGTGCTTGGCCTTGTGCTTCAGCTTGTGCTACACTAGCAGCTTGTGCTTGTGATTGATCAGCTTGTTGTTTTTTAATTCTTCTAAATTTTAACAACTGATTAGCAAGTTTAATATTTCTAACTTGTCTAATATCTATTGCATCTTCAAGATGTATACTTCCTTGAGTAAGAGCCATTTGTATATTTGTTTCTAATAAAGATTTTTCTTCTTCATCAGGTTCTAAATCTAAAAAAATACCAAAATCATGTAAATTTAAATTTTGCATTTCTTTTAAAGAACCCACAGAAAAATGCCCTATTGAAGAAATAAATGCATCTCTTTTGGGATGGTATTCTAATATATCTTTAAATCTAAGAGCAATACAATTTGCTAATAATTTTGTCATATATAAACTAGAATCTAATATATGTCTTGTAGCAACATTACTATTTGCAGCGGCCATTTTTTGTACACCTACAAGAGCTTTAGGATCCGGATCCGAACCATCTCTTGCTTCATTTAATCCGGTTATATCTCTAATCATTTGAAGATATTGATTATAAGCACCTATTAAAAGTTGTACTTGATTACCACCACCACCGGGAAGTTCTTGAATAGGAACTTTACCAGGATTAGGATCACCTTCAGTAGTTAATGATCTACCAATTATAGACCCTGTTTGGAAATACATATTTAATGCTTCTTGAGGATTATAACTTGTACCATTACCAAGATCTATTTCGGCTAATCCATCAGCATCTAAATATACTCCTGAAGGAGTCATTTTTTGAATAGCTTGTTGTAGTTTTAAATGAGTAAGCTGTATTAAATCAGCATATGGAGTCATTTTTGAAACTAAAGAGTTTATTTTACCTTTGTATATTCTTGGGGCTGCAACAACATAATTCATTAATACTTGATTAGTATTTGAATTAGGACGTATCATATTGGTTGCTTTTTTCCATCTTAACAATTGTGAAGCACCTAATATATATGAACCCTCATATAATACCTCTTGAGCTTGAGCTACTCTTTTAAATCTAGTTCTTTTATCTTTAGGAGGGTTAAAGGAATCGTCTTTTTTAATTATTTTTTCAGCACCTGAAGAAACTTCCTTTACTTTATAAACATTGTTTTCCCATGTTTTCCAATTAAAATATAATACATTAACAACATTATTATCTCCACTTTCTTCCCTATTTGAATAATTCATATTATAGGTTGACCAGCTGCCGCTTTTTTTAGAAAGCTCGTTTAAATACTCATCATTTAATTCAGGAAAATCTTTTTTTAACTGATTAATTTTTATTGTTTTAACTTCACCAAAATAATAACAATCTTTAAAATAAGGATCTTCTGTATATGACCAAACTAAATTTGCAGGATCTACATAATCTAATTTTATTCCGTCTGTATTATTAAAAGAATGCTTCATGGCACCAATACCTAATACAGTAAGATCATAATCAACTCTATTTTTTAAATATTCGTATTCATTAGTTTGAAAAATATTATCTATAGCTTGTTCTTCAGCAATTTCAATACCTTGTTTATAATTTAATTGCATGTATAAATTTAATTCTTCTGAATTAGAAGGCAATTTTTCTTTTTCTACATTTCTTACATTTACACCAAGTTGCATTTCAACAGCATCTAACATAGCTGCTGCATTCATATCTCTTTGTATGTCTTCTACATAAGTTGTTCTTTTATCTGTAGAAAGTTGATCTTCTCCAACTGCTCTAATAGTATATAATCTATCTTGCATACCATTGACTACTATGTCAACAAATTTAGGTATAATAGGTACCGGCTTCCAATCTAAATTTAAATAAGATAAATCACCATTTATAGCAAATTCATCTTTATACTTTTTAATAGATTGATCACCTCTAGCGTATAATCTTAACCTATGAAACTCATCTCTTGTAGAATAATATCTGCCTTGTGAACCATTACCTTTATTAAACCATTCTTGTTCAATAGCCCTTGCAACTTTATTACCATACTCTATAGATTTTTTCTCTGCGTCCGATACTGCTTGACTAGGAAAGTCATATCCATTCGACTTATATTTTGCCATACTTATTTTATTAATTCGCTTTGTGATCCACTATTCTTATATTTAGAAAATCCAAACCCTATGCTAATTTTTGTTTTTCTTTGTGTTGGTCTATATAAATTTTTTCTGCAAGCCATTATTGCTAGCCCGCTACTTATAGAAGCATCATGTGCTGTTCTTTTTGAAATATCAAATTTTGCCCAATCTTCTAAAGTTCTTTGAAAATACATATTGCCATACTCTTCATTAATCTTTCCTACATACTCTTCTATGTACGACTCAATAGCGGCTGCGTGAGCCTGCCTTATATCTTCAGAACTATTTGGTATTCCACCTAATTCTGCTTCTGTTTTTGATAAATTATTTTTTAATCGGTCGGGGCGGTTCATTGAAAATCCCCTATAACCTCTTCTTTTAAAATGATACAATAATCTTGGTTTATTATTTTCCGCTAATATTGGCATACCATAAAATATACAAGCCATTAAAACATCTTCAAAAAATATTTCTGCTGTTTGGGGTCGAGCAATATATTCTAAAAAAAATTTTGTATTAGGAACATTTTCGGTCATTGAAAAAGTTGTTAATCCGTGTAATGCTCCATTTGAACCTTGACCTCCAACAGTACCCGATATATCATAAGAATCGCACCCAAATGCACCTAAATGATTATTTCCAGAATATTTTATACCATTTTTTATTATTATATTATTTCTTAAATTTTTATCTGGTAACCAAGAAACAAAAAATCTTCCATTTTTTGAAGGAGTCCAAATAACTTCTGTATCTTTTACTCCGTTTCTCCATGAAAAAGAACCTTGCACCACATATCCTTTCATATTCATGTCTTCATTAAAATCTATTTGTTCATATATTTTAGTAAGATTAAATAAAGAATTTAAAGTTTCATCTCTAAAAGCATGTTTTTCTGAACGCGGAAATTGTCTATAATATTCATTTAAACTATCTGGATCATTTTTTAAACCCTCAACTTCATTTTCCCAATGCTTAATAACTCCCGTGTGTATTTTTTCACCATCAATTCCTTCAACCGCCTTCTGTGGGCTGTCGAAGACAGGATAACCATACTTGTCAATAAATCCTTCGTAGCCCCATTCCATAGGTAAGAACAAAGCATATAATCCGCTTGAAGTCTGACCATTGCGATTTCTTTTTGTAACATCTGAGTCATAATAAAGTTTTTTAAAATTATCACCACCTTTATTTAAAGAATTAGATGTTGAACCCATCATACATTTACCAACTATCTTCGACCCGAGACGGAGACACGTTTTTGTAACCCTCCAGTTATTGAGGATGTTGTCTGGCCTCTCCCATTTCCCCGATTCATCATGGACGAGGAGTTGTAGTTTCTCTCCATCGTAGGAATTATCACCCGTGTTCTTCCAGTCGATCGTTGTGTCCAATCCTGTTGGTGCATCCTCCTCTGTCCCCGCGGCTTTAATCGTATTTCTTGTAAGCCTTCTTGACGGAACCTTATAGGATAATTCTGTCTTTGGACGTTCCATCCCATCCTGTATAGGTTTGAAAAAGAATGGGTAATTGGTAGATATGGGTACCACCTTGTCTGTAAACATCTTTTTAGCATCAGATCCCGTTTTAGATAAAATTCCAAATCGTGAATCTTTAGTTGTCGTTGCAATATTGACCACTTCTGAACTCGCCATGAAGCTAAACCCAGACCGTCTATTCTTGAGGTAGCACATTCCGTATGATCTATAATCCAATTTGCACGCCTCCCAGAAATAAAAAAATAATCTATTGGCATGTCTAAAGTCGGGGGATCCCACGTCGATTTTAGTCCAGTTGAGGTAGATGTAGTGTGACCCTGTAATGAAAGTCGGTACTCCGTTGCACATGAACCAATAACCATCATTACGATAATTAAACTCAGCATCAATGTACCTATAGTATTTTTCTTTAAGAATTTCTTTATGTTGCTTGAAATCATATATGGTTTTTATTCTATTTAATGATTCTGGTCTTTCCCGTTTAATAAAAACTTGATCTTCTTTTTTAATTTCAGATCCATTTATTTCTTCAGGAGTTTTAGGTATTGCTATCTTTAGACCTTGTATTTCATATATATCACCTATAGTACCATCTTTACTTATTACAATACAATCAAGTTCCTCATTATATCCAGATTTAAATTTTTTATGTCTGTTTTTATTTTTTATTTTTTTATCTTCTAAATGGCTTGTATGAATTGAATATAAATTTTGTTTATACATTATTTAATTCTATCTTCTACACCTAAAAACTTTTCAGATTTTTTTTCCTGTTTATCTTCAGATAATTGTTCAATTTTTTCTACAATCTTTAATGAGTCATCAATTGCAACCCATTTTGCTTGTGCTGCTATTTTAGCTTTTTCAGGATCTAATTCTTGTAAATTTAT